TCGTTTCTGTCCCGTCGCTCGTACTGAACTGCACCTGGCCGCTGATCTCGCGGCCTGCGGATGAAGTGATAATAGTGTTCGCCGTTACCACTCCCGGCACCGTCAATGCCGCGTTATTCAATGCCGCCGCGATCTGCGAAGAAGTAGGATTCTGGCCTAAAAGCTGCTGCCAATAGGATATACCTTGCGAAATGTCGTACCACAATTCCCCTAAAAACAGGCGGCACGCGCTCGCCACATCCTGAGCAACAGCGTAGGGCGGAGCGGCTAGAGCTATGTTCCCGTTGGAATCGAGAACCAAGTCCCATGCGACATTGTCGAGCAACAAAGTATCCATTGTTATTCGCCCTTCAAGATCGTAGTCTTGCAATACGACGGCATGGCTGGCCCCGTGTACCCAAGGCCGACTAAGTACGGCTGTATGTTCGTTGTAAACCAGTCGAGCCAATCAGAATTGACCAGCGCGAGCGGCGTTCCTCCCGTGTTGTATGCCGCCACATCGGGAGCAATAATACTGATCGTTCCCGAAGAATTCACCGTGACTGACGGCGCTGTTACGCTTACGGCGTTTGGAGAAACGACACTAATTCCTGTCGCGGTAAACTGCACGTACTGAGAGGGAGCTCCATTCAGCAGGCCGCCTAGGTACATCCCATCCGCGAAGTCGTGCGTCCTGAAAGTGTTTGGACTAGCTTGCGCTTTGGTACTCTTGACGTTCGTAATGTCGCGGCTCGCAAAAACTGCAATGCCAATGTCTCCCGGTTGCGGGTCAATTATGATTGCATTCGCTCCGCCCTGGATGCGTAGGTAGGGGAGTCCGTACATCGTTACGTGAGGAGTGGCGACCTTTTGCCCGCTGATCTGATTCACTAGAATCTGCACATCAACAGTGCCCACCAGAGACACGCCGCCAGCGTTTGAGCAGGCAATGACCTTGACGACTGTTGCCGTCTGCACCTTAGAGAGTGCCTGTTGGATGATGAACGCAAGATTATTGTGTACTCCCCATAGCGTCGAGGGCTGCAACATTCCCGCCGGGTTTACAGTCGATCCCATCATGCCCCCACTTGCGCCGCGCCGGTTGTTGGCGATACAGCATTAACGGTTGTCTTCCATGAACCTCCAGGCGTTTGGCTTGAAAGCTGATGCGACATTGAAACCACAATCCAAGTCCCGTTCGCCTTTGGAACATTAGGATCGGTCTGAGCTATTTGAACCGCTCCCCCGAAGGTGATGGCCGGATTGAACAGCGTCTCGAAATTGACTCCAGTGCTGTTGAATATCGGGTATCCCTCTAGCCCGGTCTGCGGAGAAACGAGAGGGACTGCGGTATTGCGAGCTTGCCCGTAGGGAGAAATCGCTAATGTGTTCGGCTTTGTGCTGTCGAGGTACATCCAAAACCTATACGCTTGCATGAGCGATCTGGCCTGCTCCATTAGAGTGTTACCCCAATAGGAGCCTTTGGAAACTGCGATATTCACACCGTTATTCTCAAACTGGTAACCCATGCCGGAGGCGATCTGCCGCATGACTGTTGCCGCGTCGGTATCCGCCGCGATGCTCAAAGGCGCAACGGGCTGAACAAGTGCTGAGTAACCGATCTGCGCTTCGACATAGAGATACGCATTCGGCATGGAGGTATATACTCCCCAGCAATTAAGAATGTCTCCGTTGTAGACAAGAGTCTGCTGAGCGCCGTCGATAGCAAATACCTGAATTGAATTGAACGCAAACGACGATCCCGAAGAACTCACAACCAGGTCGTCCCATAGCATACTGGTCAGCGTGTTCATATCGCTTGCCGTTACACCGAAGATTTGCGCGCGAAGCGTTCCCATCATCGCGCCGCCCGCATTGTCGATGTAGACAGAGGCTCGCAACCCTTCTAGGGTAATCGTGTTTCCCGTTTGCCCACCAGAGGAAAAGAGCGATCCGTTCGCCAGCGTAAAAATGAAGCGCAAGGCTTTCATGTTCTGAAAAGAACTAGGAGCCGATCCCATTGAACGCCTCCAAGTCTGCCGAGTCGAGATAGAGCAACACCCAGCGCGTACCGAGTCCAGTGTAAACGGGATCATTCGTTCCCTGCGTATCGAAGAAGACCATCCATCCCGAAAATCCAAGGTAGGATGTAGGCACAAGCGATACGAGGTTCTTGCATTGCACGGCGTAAGCGATCTGCGTTCCATTCACGGCCAGGTCGAGGAACATACACTGGTTTTTCACGTACACGGAAATAGAGCACGATTGTCCATCAAGCACGACCTGCGTCTGCTGCGAAGGTACGGATTGAAGAACGATTTGCTGCATTACTTGACTCCCACCGTGCCGCCCCCGAATATCTGCGCCAGCCATGAAGTCGGAGGCTTTAAAGGCTGCGTAATTCCGTTGCTCACCTGAGACGTTGCGCTTGGGGATTGCGGCGAGGTAATCCCTGTCGTTCCGTTCGGAACGTTGCTCAGCGCCGCCGTGACCTGCAAGACTTGCTTGAGTGATACTTCCACAATCAGCATCGTAGCGCCATGCGTAGCCGTGCGCTGATAGCTGTACCGCTCTATCGTGCAAGCGCCATTAGGTGCAACACATGACGCGTCCGGCGTAAGAACGTTATAGAGAGAGGTTGACTGACAAGCTACATCAATCGTGGCGAGAAAAGCGATCTTTTCCGCTTCGGTTCCACTTAGAGCTAAAGTGAGAACTGGATTTGATGGAACGAAGACCTTGTTGAAACTAGCAAAAGCTGCCCCTTGGCTTGTATTGTTTGCTTCAATCGGGAAATCACTCACATGCATGGAGCGCGTGAATCCGAACGATAAAACAGACAGAGTTCCACCGTCTGTTGGCGTATAGATGGGCGCGTTGGACGATGTGAAGATTCCCCATAACGGATCGCTTGAAGACTGACTAACGGACGTATTCTGAGCAGGCGCAATGCTGACATTGATACTCGGCGATCCGGGCGAAGTTCTAGGAATCGCTGGCACACCAGGATAGTTCGGGACCGAAGGATAGGGTATCAGTGGCATCAGTAAAGTCCAAAGTTCTGTTGCGTTAAAAGCGTGTTCCAATCCATTCCGCGCACCATTGAAGGCGTCATGGCAGAGCTTCCGGCAGGATTGCTCATGTTGATCGTTCCGATGTGCGTTACCTTGCTATTGTCTGTGCTGGTACTGCTTGTGCTTGCTCCGGACGAGACAGAAGAAGACACGCGAGATGCGTTCGACACGCCGTTCGCAAGCGCCGATCCAGTCTGCCAGCGCCTGATTGCCTGCTCTGGTGAAAGTCCCGAATATCCCTTCGTTCCAAGCAAGGCATACATCGCATTGAAGCCTGTCTTATCGTCTGGAAATGTGGCGATCTTTTTACCGCCCTGAGCTATTACATAGCCCGTCGCACCTTGAGAGCGAGCGAAGTCTCCGTACTCAATATTGCCTGGATTATGCGACTTTTGCGGTATATTCTGTCCCGGTTTTGAGTGATCATAGAATCCCTCACTCCTTGAAAGGTAATCGACAAGGAACGCCTCACGGTAATCTTTAGTCGTCTTTCCAACTCCCCAGCCGAGCGCGTGTTTTGCCATGAATAGATCGTACTTTTCACGTATAGATTGCCCCGTGGAGTACCCACTGCTCCCGCTTATTACTCCGCCAACAGCAGACGCAATAGCGGGAACGTTGTGCGCGGTTCCCCATTTCATAAAGGCATCTGTAGCCCTTTCAATCTTGTCACGAAGGCTATCCCATTCATCCGTAGCCTCTTTAATACCCTTCACCCATCCCGACCAGTCAAAATAGCTCTTGCCTCCCTCGGACCATACTTTGTAATCCTGCCAGAGCAGCAAGATCGCCGCTCCAAGGGCAGCAACGATTCCTACTACCGCAAGAACTGGCAGCGCGGCCACAAAAGCGCCCGCCAGGGCCGTCCATGCGAGCGACACGGCACCGATAGCCCCGGCGAGGCCGGCGATGGCAAGAAGGGCCGCTGCAACCCCGGCGATGATAGCCACAACCTTCTCGTGACGCTGCGCCCAGGCTCCGATCTTCTGGAGAATGTCGAGAAACTTCTCAAGGTGCGGCGTAACCTTGTAGAGCAGTTCATAGCCGATCTTGACTATCACTAATTCCAGATCGGTAAAGCGGCGTTTCAACTGTGCCGCCGACTCAGCCTCTTTTCCCGTAGGACCGAATCCTTTTGTTCTCGCCAATGCACCCTGCATGGCCCCCGGTCCCTGCAAAATCAGGTTCATCACGTCTTCGGGGATTCCGCTTGCCATGCCAAAGCTGAAAGCAACCTTGCGGTCCATTCCGGAGAATCGTTTAGACAGGTCCACCATGATCTGATCGAACGGCTCACGGAAGTTTATGCCCAGGCGCGCAAAGAGCGGAAGAAGCTGAGGCATCTTGCCGACTAGCAACTCTCCCGGCATTCCCGCGATGGTCCGCATGAAGTTCTGAATCGAACCTTTACTGCCGCCAATCTCTTGCGCCGCCGCTCCCCATGCAAAGAGCTTTTGCGTGTTCATCTCCAGATTGCGCGAGAGAAAGTAAAGCTGCGTATTTGTTTCGATAGTGTCTTTGACGAACGCGCGGACGGCCACGGTCCCGCCGAGAACAGCGAGGAATGAACCTAGTTTTGCGGAGAGTACGGTAAGCTCGCCAGCGGTATCTTTAGAGGCTTTCCCTATTCCCTTTACGCCGTGCTCTGTCTTCGTTGCAGACTTTTCCAGATCGGCGAGCTTGCTGCGAACACCGGGAGCCTTTGCGTCAACGTCTTTTGAATCGAGTGCGAGCGTGACCACGAGCGAATCTATGATTGTGGGCATGGTCTACTCCCTCTCGTTTTCTGAATCTACGGCGATGATTTCCAGAAGATCATGCGCGTCCTCCTCGCCGTAAATCGTTTGCAATTCATTCAATGTCGCCAATCGTCTGCCGACTATAACCCCGATGATCTTGGGGACGTTCGCGTACTCGGCTTGTGCTTTCCCGCCTCCAGCGTGTTGCCGAGCGATTCTGAGAGGCCGGCGGCGAGCGAAAAATCCAGGTGAAGTTTCAGTACCTCCCACTTGAGCATGAGCAGCGTCTTGACTTCTTCGACCTGGCTCTCAAACAGCGGGTATCCCACCTTGACCGCTGGCTTCTGCGGATTCGGCACGAACTCGACGCACTCCATCAATTCAGCAAGCAGCGGCCTGATCGAAACGGCGTCAATCGCAAACAGCTTCTTGAGGCCGATTTCCGCAAGCGCCGCCATGCCCAACTGCAAAGCCCCATCGGGAATGTCCACGTTTGCCGCTCCGAGCGCAAGCATCACTCGGATAGCCCAGTCTTCCGCTTTTGTCGCGGCCATCTCCGTGAGCAGGAATTGCTTGCCCTTATCCCTACCCTCAGAGTCCACGATAAACGTCGATGTTTTGCGCATTTGTCTCTCCAATTACAGCACTCACGCAGGGATTATGCTACCCCAGTTCACGGAAAATTCGCGGGCGTTGAGAACCTTGCCAGCCGAGGCCACAGAGTTGTAATCCTCCAACGTTCCTTTGTTGCAAACGTAGGACTGGCCAGTTGAGGGCAGATCGACAATCGCCGTGATGTAGTAAACGTCGCGGGCGACACGTTGGGCGGCATAGATCGCCTCGAAAAGCGCGACGCTCGGAGAATCGGCCTGGAACGAGTAAGTCTGCTTGACCGCGTTGAATACGAGGCCCGCCGTCTTGCGCCCATCGACGCCGATTTGCGTTTCAGTCAAAACGACCGCCGCAGTATCCCATGCCTTGTCAGTCGAATAGCCCTGCAACTGTACAGGCGAAGGGAATAGTCCCGCCACGATGATGCTGACAACCGAATTCGCAGAGGTAATCGCCTGACAAGGCATGGGA